AATTGTAGACCGGGTTGAGGAAGTTGCCGACGGTGCCCTTGTTCTTGGCCGTGAACGTGACGCCCGTAGTCGGAACGACAGCAGCCGTATACGGGAAGTCATCCGGAACAGCGGCGACGACGGCGGCAGCAATTTCGTCCACAGTGTCACCAGCGGTGACCGGGATATCGATGCTGTAGATGTCGTTCCCCAGGAACAGCGTGAAGCGACCGTCGCTTGTGGCCGGACCGGTGATGGTCGACGTGTAGACGGCGGCGACGCCAGCAGCCGGGTCAGCGAGCGGCAGAGCGTAAAGCTCCAGGTTCTCGCTGCACTGGCAGAAGGCGGTGCGCAGGGCTTCCGTCAGGATGGAGCCTTGACCGAACTGGCAGTTCAGATCACGTTCGTTGTTGACCCGCTGGATAACGTCCGGGACGAGCGTGCAGCCATCTTCCGTGGAAAGACCTTGGCCGATGATGAGCACCTTGCATGCGCCGTCGAAGAAGTTGAGCGAAGGGTCGATGCAAAGGCGGACAAAGCCGTTGCTAAGAATGTCCTGAGCCATTTTAAATAGCTTCCTTCTCTCGGTGGATTAGATTACGGACTTGCCGTTGTCCGGCTTTCCGCCGTCGGACTTGGCCGACTTCTTGGTGGACTCGACGACGAGGTCGCCATGATATTCGATGAGCCGCCGAATATAAGGCGTATCTTCGACTGGCACGAATTTGTCTTCCGGGATACGGAAGCCATTTCGCGGTGCAGAAAAGGCAACGCGGCCTTTCTCAGCTTTGACATTGATCTTGGCCATTGCCTTCCTCTTCGCAGCATGGATCAGGATTATGGCTCTTCGGACAGGCGCCCCAAGAGATGGTGAATGCAGTCCCTTCGTCTTCCTTCTCCCGCGCACAGAAATCGAACCTGTGGCGCAAGGTGAAGGGGAGCATCAGTGCGGCGTTGGAGGCTTCCATGTCCATTTGGACTGGCACGACCCGGTTCCCTCTCGGCGACCTGAAGTCCTCAAGCATTGTGAAGAAACGCTCGAGGATGTCATCATAGTCATAGAAGGCCCAGAAGGGCGTGTCCCTGCCGGTCTTTTGCGATGTGATCTTTTCGGTCTTTTTCCAGAACTCCACCAAGATGTTCTCGGTGATAGTCATCTTGCGGCCCGTCCGTTCGTCGGCTTCCACCGGAGCGTTGATCAGGGACACAAATATGATTGGGTCGTTCGGAACGTTGTCTGCTGTGACCTCAGCCTCGGAGACTGCCACAACGCGCCGATTGAATTCCGGAAAGGCTTCAGCGAGAGCGTTCACCAAAGCCAGGATTGTTGATTTATTCCCTGCGCCAGACAACCCAACCTCTCAGACGAGCCAGAGAGCGAGGAACGACTAATGACAAAGCATCGTCGCTCATTCGCCTACGCCGCATTTTTCTTGTGCCGTATCGCAGATAGCGGCCATAATACATGGTCGTCCCCACGGTGGCAGAGTTGGCATTAGATTCCGACGTCACCGACCCAAGCAAGCGGCCTGTTTGGTTCGCGGGAAATTCTTGCCGAGCATTGTTGATGGAGGCGCGCTTCCGGCCGACGCGTTTCACGCCAGTCTTGGGAGGATTGCGAATTCCTTCTTTCAACCGTGTCTCGGCGTCCTTGGCGACGCTGCGCAAGAACAGGCTCAACACCTTTTTGTCCTTGAATGCGCAGAACTTCCGCCAAGGTATGAAGTCAAACATTAAAGTTGAACTCCTGGGAGCAGGCCGTGTAGCCCTTCATTCTTGGAAGGCTCAATCGGCTTCAGAATGTCGTCGCCCATTTCCACGAGGCGACATTCAAACTTGAAGAACTGACCATCCTCCAATTCATCCATGGAGTTGAGCAGCTTGAACCAGCGCGGCGGGGAGAGCCGAGGCTCTTCATAAATCCAAGCAGCGGAAGTGACCTGAATGTCCGGGCGCTTCCGCATGTGGATGAAGTGGGTTCTTCGATTGCGCTCCTCGAGAATGGCCTGACCGTAAGGGTCGAAGACCTGAGCGCGGCGGGCTACGATCATAGCCCATCCCTCGAAGATTTCCTTCTTCTGGTAGACGAGCTGACCGTTATCTATCACCACATCTTGCGCAGAGCACACCTTGACCAGATGTTTGAACTTGCGCAGGATGCGGGTGTCAACGGTAAGACCCATGACTATCTCCTGACGGAATATAGCTTCCAGTGCTCGATCGCGCCAGAAGCCCAAGCGCCGTTGTTCGTACCGATGAGACCGGTTTCTGTCGTCCCCAAGCGGTTGCGAACCGTGAGGAGTTCGTCTCCGGGGTTAGCCATGGCCCAAGTGATGAACTTGAGACAGCCATAGACGATGCCGCTGGGAATGTCCTCGACGGAACGATAGCCCGTTTCGTAGATCGCTTGGTATCCACGATTGGCCATGTTGCCGCCGCAACCTCGGCAGCAGTCATTGTAGGTTAGCTCCTTGGTTAGGAGCGGCACCTTAATGATGCGGTCGTCTTTCTTCGTGCGGACGCGCTCCCGTGGCCCGCCGCCCGGTGCGCTCAGCATTACCGTACCGCCAAGTGGCGTATAGGACAACTTCAGATTATACGATTGGCGGAAGCCATGAGTGTTGTGGTCAACCTCGATGTCTTCGCGAACCGATACCAGTCGCGCGATGAAGCGACCGGTATAGATCTCTGCATGTTCGAATGCTACCTCGCGATAGTATTCCAATTGCGGATCGGTGACCTGTATGATGTCGTTGGTCTTGGTGTGAGCACGCATCATTTCCATTGAAAGGATTTCTTCCAATGGAAAGCGTTTCTCACTGATCACATCCACAAAACCGGGCATGATATCCTCAGCACTTGATGATTTGAATATCGTAGCACGATATATGGAAGTACTCGCTCTCGCAATCCATGGCGGGCTGCTTGACCGTCATCGTGTAGATGTCACCGACGTCGGCCCCAAAGGATGCAGCCAAAGCGAACGTTACGACATCGTGCTCGATCTTCACGCTGGAGAGCGGCACTACCAGATCCTTCGTCAGAGAAGTATCCGGCACGGCAGGGATACCGTCGGCGCCGACCTTAAGGATGAGTTCCTTTGTGATCGACTTGGCGCCGTTGCTCGTGGTGAAGAACACCCGGTCGTATCCGGCGAAGCCCAGGACCGGCTCGTATATGAACGTGCCGCTCGGGTCCATGGTGATTTCGCCGAAGGACGGACCCGACATTGGCACGAGTGCGTAAGTCAGCGACTCGCCGTTGGGGTCGGAAGCGTTCGTGTTGACGCTGCCGTTGGTCGACGTGTTAAACGCCACGAAAATCTGGTAGTCGGTATTGACCGGCACATTGGGGTCCGGGGACTGAGGCTTCTTATCGATCGAAAACTGCGTCTTCGAGAGAAGCCCTTTGCCGCCCATGGGAGCGACCCAGCTTGTGTAGTCAATCGCCCACTTATTCGTTTCGCCCGGACGAGCGGTCGCCTGAGCGCAGCAGCATGAGTTGCAAGCGCCGCCGCTCTTGTAGGCGTCACGCGGGTCAACAGAGAAACGGATCATAATATTCCCCACGATGGAAACGTGGTGGAGACGATTCCCCACCACGCATATTCAGGTCAGGGCGTCGGAGCGACGCAGGTGAAGCACGGCATGGAAGCCAGCACAGTGGCCGTATTGCTTCCGCATGCCGGGCGGCAGGAGAGCTTAACCATCAGAGGATCCCTGTGGTTCCAGACTTACCTTTGCGGGATTTCTTCTGAGTTTCCTCAGCGCCATCCTTCGAGGCTTCGTCATCGGTTTCAGACTGGCTCCCAGTCTCCTGAGAACCTTCGGATTGGTCAGCCGGAGTTTCCTCCTGTTGACCGCTCTCAGAGGATTGTTCCTCTGCGGGCTTTTCGTCAGCGGGCGTTGGTTCCCCAAGCTGCTGCGCGGTGGTGGCGGCCTCGCTTGCTACAGTGCCGCTGTTGCCGTTATCCTGGCCTTCCTGCGCGGTCTCTGCGCCCTCGGCAGGGGTAGTGGCCGCCGTGGCGGTTTGCGTGCTGGCGGGCTCCTGTGCTGGTTCCTGCTGGTCCAGCGGATTCTGCGCTTCGAGTTCGGCTACTCGTTGATTCCAGCGCTCGGCTTCGGCCTCCATGGCGTTGCGAGCATAGCGCATCCGCACCATGAAGGCGGCGATGTCAGAGTCGATGACGATGAGTTCATCATCTACGAGCCAGACGACACGCGTCGGATCAGCGAACGGTTCCGATTTATACTGGAACCACTTGTGGTCAGAGTTCTGTCCGGTCACCCGCAATGGCTTCACCGCGAATTTTCCGGAGGCAGTTTCGTATATACCGTCTGATCGCAATTGCAGTTTTTCCATAACGTCTTATCCTGACTTTAACAACGGGCTTATTGGACAAGTCCGTTTCCTGACAAAGACGAAACTGCATGGTCTCGTCGGCGAAGAATTCCACATCTACCGTTGGTCGTCGTGCCGTGATGTTCCAACTGGTAGGTACAATCATTGTCACAGAGTCCCCAATGCTATGGGCCTCCATGATTTCCTTCGGTATGTACGGACCGAAGTGCTCGTCTCCGGGACACTTGGACCAAGCCGTTATCTTGATTCGATCCTCAGGGAGTTTTGAGCCCCAAATGGAAGTGCGGACGAGGTCGCCCGCCCGCACCTTCTTTGTTTTCAGCGGAAGCCGCATTAAACTCGCGGACCCTGCCGGACCAGAACGGCCCGAACGTTGGTTCCACCCGACACGTGGCGGAGACCGACGAACTTGTCCGGGCGGCAAGGAACCGTACCGGAGCAGACCGTACCGGCAACGGTGCCAGCCGGAAGCGTGACCGTGGCGACTGCATCGGGCTCGAGCGGAGCTTGGCAGACGGCGTTGGCCGGAGCGTCGTACGGAGTGCCAGCAACGCAGGGGTCGCCAGCGGAGGCCGGAGCGAACTGCACAACGAAAATGGCGTCGGCGGCGAGATCGGTGAGAACCTCGAACGTGAACCCAAAGTCCACGAACTTGCTCGCGTCATGCATGCGAGCGGCGGCTCCGTCCCAAGCGATAACGCCCGGCGACTGGATTCCAGGATTGTTGATCATGTCTGATACCTCAGTTGGATCGGCGGGAGAAGGAGGGGCCGAAGCCCCAACCGAGTTGGATTAGGCGGCAGAGCCGACCTTGAGCACCTGCGCGGCTTGGCAGCACTTGACGAACGAACCGTCTTCGGCGCCGAACTGGTACTTGACGCACCACTTGGACGAACCGCCGATGTACTGCTCGAAGGTCATGGGCGACTTGTTGACGTTGGAGTACGCCATGTCCCAATTGCCAGCAGCGAGGATGAAATCGCCGGCGTCGAACGGATTCTCGGCCGAGCCCTTCGTGTTGCCTTCGGTCGGGTCAGGAAGGCAGTTCGAAATCCGGATGCGTTCGCGGACATCGTCCGGCGAGAAGGTCATGATGCCATCGCCGAAGATGAAGCGGCCGGAGTTGTCGGTGGCCGAAGCAAGGTAGCCAAAGACGTTCTGGTGCATGACCGGTACGACCGGGCCGTACTCGACAGGCGCCGAAGAGATGAAGCGGCGGAAATCGACGTGATTGAACGTCTGACCGGGCGTCGTCTTTTTCGGGAAGCAGTCGGCCGTCAGCCAGCCGAGCGGCTCGTTGTCGCCGTCGCCGGTGATGAGCGCACGGTTGCGGTTGATGCGATACGAGCGCTGCGCCGAGAGAAGCATGAACGACAGGAAGTCGTAGTTGGCTTCTTCCAGGACCTTCTTCAGGAAGCAGAAAACTCCGCGGAAGTCGTTGGTCTTGCCGTGCAGGTACTTGATGTTCCCTTCCGGTCCGAGGTCGGCGTCGCAGTCCACGTCGCAGTGGTAGGAGCCGATCGCACCGTAGTCTTCGACACGCGGATACATGAACTTCGAGCGGGAAACCGTGACCTGACCGTACAGGTCCAGGAGGCTGGCGCACTCGACATTGCAGTCCACGGTAAGGCCGAGAACTTCCGGCGAGAAGAAGGCGGTGTCGAGCGAAGCGGCGTCGAATGCCTTGCGCTCAGCGTCGGTGAAGTTTTCGCGGTAGATCTCGCCGCGCTTCTTCAGGCCGCCGAACTTGACGAGCTTCTGGGCTGCCCCACGGTAATCTGCGAGGTTGACCAGCTTTTCGCTGTCTGCCTGGAACTTGTCTTCTTCGCCGCCCTTGGCAACGAACGCGCGACGCTGAAGTTCGATCGCGTTCTTCTTGTCTTCCTCGGCCAGTTCCTTCTCGTTGCGCGCCCGGAAAACCGGAGCCTCGAGTTCGCGGCGGATCTGATCGACGGCAGCCTTGATCGTCTGATATTCGGTCGACAGCTCAGCATATTTCTGGGTATGCTCTTCGACCTTGGACTTGAGCTCAGCGTCGTTTCCGGACTTGCCGTCGAAGTGCGACTTGAGTTCCTTGTACTGGCTGTCCAGTTCGGTGGCCTTCGAGGACATCGTGCCCTGGAGGCTGGTGAGCTCTTCGGTCAGCTTTTCGATGCCGAGCTCGAT